CTGATCGCCGATCGCGGCTATGATGCTGACTGGTTCAGGGATGCGTTGAAAGACAAGGGGATACGCCCCTGCATCCCGGGCCGGAAGTCACGCGGCAAGGCCGTCCGCTATGACAAGCGCCGATACAAGCGGCGCAACCGGATCGAGATCATGTTCGGCAGACTGAAGGACTGGCGCCGCATCGCCACACGCTATGGCAGGTGCGCCACGACGTTCCTCTCCGCCGTCGCCCTCGCCGCAACCGTCATCTTCTGGCTTTGAAGATCAATGAGTCTGGAGCCTAGAGTCTTGAGCTTCGATGCGCAATATATGGTAGCGCGAGGGGGTCCTCAGCCTCCTGCCCTCGGTCCCGCTGGGTGCCCCCGCCACTGTCGGCAACCGCGAGGCGCGCTCGATGCGCAGCTTCGCCCTGCCTTGGATCCCGCATGACGACGTGATCCTTCCGGGCGACATTCAGGGCCAACCGAGCTTGGGCGTCTTCGATGGAGCCGACCCGCTGGTCGAGGTGATGAACCGCAAGCTGCAATTGATGCGGCGCAAGCACGCCCAGACCCGCGAATATATGGAGATGAACGCGCTGCGCGGGATCGTGAAGGATGGCGCGGGCACCAACCTCTACAACTACTTCACCGAATTCGGGCTCGCGCAGATCTCGGTCGACTTCGTGCTGGGCACGGCTGGCACTATTGTGCAGGGCAAGTTGCGCGAGGTTTTGCGGGCGATGGAGGACAACCTGCTGGGCGAAAGCATGACGGATGTGCATGCGCTGGTCAGCCGGGAATTCTTCGACAAGCTGATCGCGCATCCGAAGACCGAGGAGGCCTACAAGTTCTATGCCGCGACTGGCGCGCAGCCCCTGCGCCAGGATGTGCGCCGCAACTTCCCCTTCGCGGGCATCGTCTTCGAGGAATATGCGGGCACGGTCACGCTTTCCACCAAGGCTACCGAACGGCTGGTTCCGGCCAACGAAGGCATCGCGGAACGCCTGATCTGGTCCCTGGACCTGCGGCCATCATGAAGTTGAAGATTGCGTTCAACCCCGACCTCGTCGCACTGATGCAGGCCGAAATCTCCGCCGGGGAAAAGGCGGTGTCTGCCGCCATGCGCGAGGCAGGCACCTCCCTGAAATCCGCATGGCGGGGCCAGATCACCGGCGCTGGCCTCGGCACCAGGCTTGGCAACTCCATCCGCCTCGCCAGCTATCCCAAGGGTAGCGATAGCCTGAACGCGGCGGCGCTGGTCTGGTCCAACGCCCCAGTCATCATCGGCGCGCATGACACCGGGCCACTGATCCGGTCCAGGGATGGGTTCTGGTTGGCGATCCCGACCCCAGCCGCCGGGAAGAGCACGAAAGGCGGGCGGATCACCCCCGGCGAATGGGAACGCCGTACGGGATTGCGTCTACGGTTCATTTACCGCCGCAGAGGGCCGAGCCTGCTTGTGGCCGAGGGGAGGTTGAACTCGAAGGGTCGGGCCGTGGCATCGAAGTCGAAGACCGGTCGCGGCGTGGCGACCGTGCCGATCTTCCTGCTGGTGCCGCAGGTCAAGCTGCATAAACGGCTGGATCTGGCGCGGGACGCAGAACGGGCGGTGGACGGCGTGCCGGGGCGGATCATTGCAAATTGGGTGGACGGGAAAGTGTGATCGCGGTTTCCTGTCAGTAGCCCGCCTCATGTTGATGGCGCCCAGCCAAGACCACCGCCGTTTCGCCGTCGAACCGATAGAGCGACACATAGCCACTGTCGCCAAAGGTGATCAGCCACTCGCGGAATTCCGGTTCCATGTCCTCGACTGGCCGCCCAGCTGCCGGTTGATCGCGCAGGATGTTCATGCCTTCACGGATGGACTTGGCGGCGCGTCGCGCAGCATCAGGGTTCTTGTCGGCAAGGAAACGGTAAAGCCGCTCGACATCCCGCAGCGCTGCGGGCGACCAGATCAGTCGTGGCATTCAGGTGCTGCCGCCTCTTCGCCCGCTTCCAGCCTGGCAAGCCAGGCATCGGCTTCGTCATGGGTCACGTGTTTGCCGGTCGCCTGATACTCCTGCCAGGCCTGCAGCCCGGCTTGCCGGAACGCTTCGCGCTTCTCTTCGCGATCTACGAACTGCGCCACGGCCTCACGCAGCATCCAATGCGTGGAGCGGTCCTTGGCATCCGCCAACCGCTTGAGGCGGTCACGGGTGTCCTGATCGAGCTTTACGGCGATGGGGCGGACGGCGTTCATGGGAGCTGCTCCGGGCGAGTATTCACGGGTATTACCTTTAGCACATCTGCGACCACCACAGAAGTCACAATTCAGGAAGTTCGCCGTCATGCCCACCACCCGCGAAACCATCCTCGTCGCGCTGCACGCGCGGCTACAGCCGCTTGCAGCCCTTGTCCTGCGTGAAGAGGTCCTGCCCGAACGGATCCCAACTGCCGGGCTGATCATTCTGCGAAACGGCCAGCCGGGCGAACCGGAAATCACGCCCTCGCCCCTGCGCTATCACTACCAGCACCGGGCTGAGTTGGAAGTTATCGTACAGGCGCCGAATGGCCGGGCCAGCGCCTTCGACACTCTGATCGCTGCCATCGGCGCAGCGATGGAAGCCGACCGCACACTTGGCGGCCTCTGCGACTGGGTCGAACCCGAAGCCCCGGCCTCCGTCGATCTGCCCATCGAGGGCGCAGCTGCGCTGAAGGCGGCGGTGATCACCGTCGTCTTGCACTACACCACCACCGGCCCCCTGGCCTGACACCCCAACATCGAGGAAACTTACATGGCACGTGCGCAAGGCGCGCGGGCGCAGATGGCGCTTGCGTATGAGACGGTTTACGGCACCCCGCCGGTGAGTGGATTCCGGCTGATGCCCTTCGCCCGGGCGACGCTCGGGGCGGAACAACCCCTGCTGGAATCCGAACTTCTGGGCTATGGACGCGATCCCCTGGCCCCGATCAAGGACGCGGTTACGGCTGACGGCGAGGTGGTGATCCCCATCGATGTGGAGGCGTTCGGGTTCTGGCTGAAGGCCGCCTTCGGCCAGCCAGTCACCAGCGGCACCACGCCCAAAACCCACACCTTCCAGTCGGGCAACTGGACCCTGACCAGCATGGCGATTGAAACAGCGATGCCGGAGGTGCCGCGTTTCGCCATGTATTCCGGCTGCGTGCTGGATCAGTTGTCGTGGCAGATGCAGCGATCCGGTCTGCTGACGGCGACTGCCCGGCTTGTGGCGCAAGGCGAAACCATCGCTGCTGCCACGGCGGCTGGCACGCCAACCGCGCTGGGCCTGCAGCGTTTCGGCCACTTCAACGGCACTGTGAAGCGCAACGGCACGGCCCCGGGCAATGTCGTCTCGGCCGAGATCACCTATTCCAACAACCTCGACCGGATCGAGACCATACGCGGCGATGGGCGCATCGACGGCGCTGACCCAACCATGGCGGCGCTCACTGGCCGGATCGAGGTGCGATTCTCCGACACGTCGCTGGTGACCCAAGCCATCGACGGCACGCCCTGCGAGTTGGAGTTCGTCTACAGCATCGGGGCTAACGCCAGCTTCACCTTCACCGCGCATGCCGTCTATCTGCCGATCCCGCGCATTGAGATCGCCGGGCCGCAGGGTGTGCAGGCCAGCTTCGACTGGCAGGCGGCCAAGGCCACCAGCCCCGCCCGCATGTGCACCGCCGTCCTCGTCAACACCCTCGCAGGATACTGATCATGATCCGACTGAACCTGACCGCCACGCCCGAATGGCTGGACCTCGCCCCGCGCCTGCGCCTGCTCGTCTCGCCCCTGACCACTGCGCTGATGGTGTCGGCGCGCGCCGACCCAAGCATCGAGGCCCTGACTGAAGATGCCAGTCAGGAAGACCTGACGCTCGCCATGGCCAAAGCCGTCGCCCGCCGCGCGGTGCTCGATTGGGAGGGTGTCAGCGATGATGCAGGCAATATCGTTCCGGTGTCGCCCGAGGGCATCGGCGCCCTGCTGGAAATCTGGCCGGTCTTCGAGGCGTTCCAGACGCAATACGTCGCCAAAGGTCTGATCCTGGACGCGGAAAAAAACGCCTCCGCGCCCTCGCCGACTGGTCCTTCGGCGGTGGCGACCGGTATTGCGGGGCCTGCACACCCTGCGAGGGCTGCGGGGGCATCTGCCCCGACTGCCCTGCAAGACTGAACCGCCCGCAGACGATGGACGGCTGGCAGGTCTGGGATCTGGTCGGCCGCCTTGGAGGGCAACTTCGCGTCACGACCGGCGCGGTGCTTGGCTGGGACATTGGCGCGGCGCTGGCGATGGCGCAGGCGCTGGGCATCAACACCCTGATCGCTGCTGAACTGCTGCCCGAGATCGAGGCGGTGATGGTGCGCAAACTGAACGAACAGATGGAAGGAAGCCGCGATGGCTGAAAAAAGGGTGTCCGTCCGCCTCGTTGCCGAAGGCGGCCGTCAGGTCCGCGCCGAACTTGAAGGTGTGGGCGCGACTGGGGCGCGTGGCTTCGGCCGCCTGTCGCGCGAGATGGACCTGGCCAATGGCCGCGTAGCGGCCTTTGCCCGCCGCGCCACGCTGGCTGCGGCTGCTGCCACCGCCGCGCTGGCCGCCGCCGGGGCCGCGATGATCCGTTCTGGCCTGCAAACGGTGGATGCGCAGGCCAAGCTCGCGGCCTCGCTCGACACCACGGTTGCCAGCATTCAGGTGCTGGAACGCGCAGGTGATCTGGCGGGCGTGTCGATGGGTCAGGTCGAACAGGCCACGGTGCAGCTGACGCGGCGGTTGTCACAGGCCGCGGCCGGGACCGGCCCTGCCGTTGACGCCTTGCGCCGCCTGCAGCTCTCGGCCGAGGACTTGCAGCGCGTGCCGCTGGATCAGCGCATCGGAGCCATTCAGGAGGCGCTGGGCCAGTTTGTCCCCGAGGTCGAGCGCGCGGCTGTGGCCTCGCAGCTGTTCGGCGACCGGGCCGCGCTGGTGTTCACCCGCATCGATACGGCCACCTTGCGGCAAGCCACCGCCGATGTGCAGGATTTCGGGTTGGTGGTGAGCGATCAGGATGCCGCGCAGATCGAGCGCACCAATGATGCGATTTCCCGGCTGGGGCTGATCTGGCGCGGAGTCTCGAACCAGCTGGCGGTGGCAGCGGCCCCGGCGCTCGAGGCGGTTGCCAACGCTCTGGCCGCTATCGCGCGCACCACCGGGCCGTCGGGCATCGCGATCAAGGAGCTGTTCGACAATATCGGCTGCCTGACGACCTATGCCGCCACCTTCGCGGGCCTCATGGCGGGGCGCTGGGTGGCCGGACTGGCAGCGGCGGTGCTGTCGGTGCGCGGGTTGGCGACCGCACTGGTCGTGCTACGCGGCGCGCTGATCCGCACCGGGATTGGCGCGTTGATCGTCGGTGCGGGTGAACTGGTCTATCAATTCACGAGGCTGGTCGCAGGGGCGGGCGGGGTCGGCGCGGCCTTCCGCCTGCTGGGTGATCTGGCGCGCGAGGTCTGGTCGCGCATGGGACTGGCGCTCGATGGGGCGCTGGCGCGCATGTCCGCAGGCTGGGAGAGGCTGAAGGCTGCAGGGCTTTCGGCGCTGGAGGGCACTATCGCAGGCATGGTGAACTTCGGCGACCGAACGGCCGCGATCTTCCAGGGCGCCTATGACGCGGCAGTGGCGATCTGGGGCAGCTTGCCCGGCGCCATCGGTGATTTTGCATTTCAGGCGGCGAACGGGCTGATCTCTGGTGTCGAGGCGATGCTGAACGGCGTGGTCACGCGCATCAACAGTTTCATCAATGGGCTGAACGCCGCACTTGCCCTGCTGCCGGAATGGGCAACCGGCGAGGGTGGCGTGCGGATTGGCACGCTGGATCCTGTCGGCCTCGCGCGGATCGGCAATCCGTTTGAGGGCGCGGCGGAAGCTGCCGGTGCCGCCGCAGCCGATGCCTTCTCAGCCGCGCTGTCGCGCACCTATCTGGAACCGCCCGATCTCGGCCTGGGCGCAATGGCCGACGACGCCCGCGCCTGCGCCGATGGTTGCCGCGAAGCCGCAGGCATGCTCGCCGATGCCGCAGGCCGCCCGCTGGCCAGTTGGCAGACGCTGAAGGATGCAATGAGCAATACCGGATCGGAGGCCGAATCCGCACTGGCCGGTGCGACCGCAGCCGCCAACGCGCTGGACGAGGAACTGGACGACACCAGCGGTGCCGCAGGTCGCGCCGGGGCGGCGGGTCGCGCGGCCGGGGCGGCCAGCGCAGAGGGCGCAGAAACCGCCCTGACCGGCTGGGCGGCGGTGACCGCCGCACTCGCCGATTATGCCACCAAGGCCCGCGAGATCGGCGGCGATATCGGACAGGCGCTGGTCAGCGCATTCCAGAGTGCCGAGAACGCTGTGGCCACATTCGTCAAGACCGGCAAGCTCGACTTCCGCGACTTGGTCACCTCGATGATCGCCGATCTGGCACGACTGGCGGCGCGACGGTTTATCCTGGGGCCAATCGCCAACGCACTCTCCGGCGCGCTGGGCGGTGCGGGCGGATTGTTCGCGAACATCCTGCACGCGGGCGGCGAGGGCGGAGCGCCCGGCCCGGGCCGGATGGTGCCAGCGCTGGCCTTCGCAGGCGCACCGCGCATGCATTCCGGCGGCTGGGCAGGGCTGCGCCCGGACGAGGTTCCGGCAATCTTGCAACGCGGGGAACGGGTGCTGTCGCGGCGGGAGGCTGCTGGCTATGGCCAGTCCAGCGCGCCCACCGTCAATGTCACGATCATGGCGCGGGATGCCGAAAGCTTCCGGCAATCACGCACGCAGGTGGCCGCCGATATCGCCCGCGCAGTGTCGCTGGGTCGGAGGGGCATGTGATGGCGTTTCACGAGGTGCGCTTCCCTGACAATATCAGCCGCGGGGCGCGCGGCGGCCCGGAACGGCGCACACAAGTCGTGGAACTGGCGAGCGGGGATGAAGAGCGCAACGCAAGTTGGGCCAACAGCCGTCGTCGCTACGATGTGGCCTATGGCATCCGGCGTGCGGATGATCTGGCGGTGGTTGTCGCGTTTTTCGAGGCGCGCAACGGTCGCCTGCACGGGTTTCGCTACAAGGATTGGGCTGATTACAAATCCGCCCTGCCGTCGCAGGCGATCACCCCGACCGACCAGCAGATCGGCATCGGAACGGGCAGCCAGCAGAGCTTCCAGCTGGCGAAACGCTTCATTTCCGGTGCGCAGACATGGGTCCGGACCATCACCAAACCCGTCACTGGCACCGTCCGCGTCGCGCTGGGCATAGTCGAACAGCTGTCGGGCTGGACCATCGACACCACCACCGGCGTGATCACTTTCACCACCGCTCCGGCCAACGGTGTCATCATCCGCGCCGGTTTTGAATTCGATGTGCCGGTGCGCTTCGACAGCAACACTCTGGATGTCACCCTCGACTTTGAGCGGCTGGGCACTATCACCGCCATCGCCTTGCTGGAGATCCGTAGGTGAACGTCATCCTTCGCCCAGCAACGCCTTGGCATCCTTGATCCGCAGAAACAGCGTCATAGGCTCTACGGCGGTTTCCGCAAACCCCGCCTCAAGATAGAAGGCCTTGGCGCGGTCGTTCAGCGCATGCACCAGAATGGCCGCAATACCGACCTCATGCGCGGCGGCCGTTATCCGCAGCACCGCGTCGCGCAACAGGGCACGCCCCAGACCGTTGCCCTGCTCGGACGCATCGATCGCCAAGCGGCCCAGAACGATGACCGGCACCGGATCGGGCATGTTCTGGCGCAGCTTGCGTGGGGCCAGATCGTGGCTGACCGATCCCGCCGCCAGCGCGTAATACCCGACAACCTGTTCGCCCCGGCCCCGTTCGCCCCGGCAAAGCACATAGGTACGCGACGCGCCTGATGCCTGATTGGCCCGGGCCTTGCGCTTCAGCCAAGTATCAAGCGTCGGTGCCCCCGACGAAAACCTATCGGTCTGATGAACGTCAGTCAGGGGTTCCGGCGCGCGCAACGGGCCTTCGTCCGGCGTCACTTGTCCCATGGCGCGGGCGTGGCCAGCAACTTGCGCAGCCGTTCGTTCGGGGCGGGCGGCGCGTCGAGTTGCGCCATGAAGGCCCCAAACTGCTCTGCATCCAGCCGAAACGCCGAGCGATCCAAAAGCGCATCCTCGGCCGCCTGCCGACTGGCCTCCATCATGAACTCCGAGCGGTTCTTACCCAAGGCCGCGGCGGCACGATCAATCAGGTCGCGGTCACGCGGCGTGACGCGAAGGTTGATCAGCGACCGGCGCTGGGCGTCCTCGTTAGGTGTCATGGCGACCATGGCGCGTCTCCTGTGGTGAACTGAACCCATATGTAAAGACACTAGATTTACAATTCAACCGTGGAACGGAAGCAATCGTGAAATCCCTCTCCCCTGCGCTGCAGGCCCATCTCGACGATGGCACCACCACCCTGTCCTGGTGCTGACGGATATCGCGCAGCGATGGCATGGCGCTCGGCTTCACCGATCATGACCGGGGTCTTGTTTTCGACGGCACCGAGTTTGAACCGGAAAGCGGGTTTGCCGCCTCGGAAATCCGCGCTGGTTCCGATCTGGCTGTTGATGCACAGGATGCCACCGGTGTGCTGACCTCCGACCGGATCACCGAAACCGACATTCCAGAGTTGTTTCCGATCAAGTTGACGCATATCCTGCGTGCCGGAGATAGCGCGCACATTCCTTCGGGTTGAAGGCAGTCAGTGCGGATGCGATGGCGCTGCAGAGGCTGTCAGCGCATCTCGGGGCGGCGCTTCTGACGAGGGCCTTGAGCTTGGCAAATACCATTTCGATCGGATTGAGGTCGGGGGAACAGGCAGGCAGGAAGCGCAACTCGGCGCCGTGCGCCTTGGCGTTCTTGTGGACGCTGAGGTTGTCGCAAATCACAATATCACCCGGCTGCAGGGTTGGCGCGAGCATCTGCTCGACCCGGGCGCAGAATGCGTCGCCGTTGATGGCCCCCGCGATCAGCATCGGCGCGTCGATCCGGTCACTGCGCAACCCCGCGATGAACGTATTGTTGTGCCAGTGCCCATGCGGGACGGTGCCGACGCAGGGGGCGCCGCGCGCCTGTTCCGCAGCGACCACAGTCTTTTTTTTGCGCGTGATGCCGTGGCGGGCGAGCAGCCGGGAGACGCTGCTCCCCGAGGTCGCAATGCCCGCGCAGG